CTGACCTAGGTCAGGGCCGTACTTCTTCGCTTGGTCGTTAGCCAAGACGGAGTGTTCCTACTGTACATCCTTATGAAAGGAGGACAGAAGTATGGAGAAATCCGTACAGAACAATCTCTGTCGAGGTCTTCGAGCATGCGGTATTCCGAAGAAGCAAGCTAACCAGATACTGAACATTGTTCAGAAATGGGATCGTGAAAACGGTCCTGAGTGGACTGTCAGACGTATCAAGGCTTTACGCCAATGGTACGAGACTAGTCTTTCTGGAAAGCCGGAGCCTCCGGAATGGTTTAAACATTCAAAAACCGGTCTCCCCGTGGGGATCTGGGGCTGGGTGTTCAAACTGCCAGTTGCCAAGGCACTGGGAGTGCTTTCATGTAGCACTGTCTATTATGAACACACCGTGTCGAATGCCCAGAAGGAGAAATTCCTTCATGGAATTCATGGTAACTCTCGCCAGAACTGGCAGAAGCTGGAGGAGATCCTCTCTAGAACACGCCATTTCCGTAAAGGAATGACGGAACCTATGATGATCCATCTCCCGAAGAAGATGCCAGATATGAAACTGCCAACCCTCTTTGATATGAATGGGAGTTGTCCCGTTCATGAGGGCCAGAGGACGAAGCGCGCCAATGGAGACATTGGAAAAGCGCTAGAAATTCTCAAAGAGTCCTGGGAAAGCGTGCCCCAAGTAACTTTTGACTTCCTGGTTGACCAGGATAAGTTAGACTGGCTGCCCATAGAGGTTGCTGGAAACAGCTACCAACTAGAGCTGAATAGGCCGCATACCAAGATTGTCGGAAGGATCTCTGTTATCCAAGAACCCGAGCTTAAAGCTCGAGTTGTGGCCAACCCCAATCGGGTTGTCCAGGTAACTCTTGATCCCCTTCGGATAGTCTATATGACTACCGTTCGCCGCCTTCGGTCAAGTTCCATCTTTGACCAAGAAAGTGGAATGGAGTGGGTTCGCAACCAACTCCAAGAAGGGGCTACCCTTGCAGGTAGTGATCTAACATCGGCTTCAGATCTTTTGGATCTGGAGTGCTCCCTCAAACTCGTTGATAGGGTTTTCGGGTTTTCCCGTGTCCAAGGATACGAGGACTATGTTAGCTACTTTCAACAGGTGAGTCGAAGCGAATGGGCTTGCTCATTCCTAGATGAACCTGTAAGGTGGGAACAAGGTAATCCCTTGGGAACAGTTCCGTCAATTGGACTACTGGACCTGACGAACGCTGCTGCAGCTATTGTTGCAGTGGATTGCGTCTGGAACCAGACTCTTCTCCCCCTCAGCGTTAATGAGGAGGATCGGAGGATGGAATGGTCTAGAAGCGGAATTCTTGATCAGTTTCGCACCATAGGTGACGATATGATCATGAAATCGGAATTTTCCGATGTGTATTCCGAGGTGATTGAGGCTCTTGGTGGAGAAGTCAACTCCACTAAAACCCTTATATCCGACAAAGTTGCCGAATTTGCGGGAAGAGTAATCACTCCATCTCAGGTTTTCCTGAAGAAGGTGAATTACTCTGAGCCATCAGATAACTCTTTTATGAGTTACATGGCCCAACTTGGTGATCAAGCCAAGTATTTCCTTAGACCAAAGCAGAGAGAGGTCTATAACCTCCTCAAAGAGGTTCCAGGGATCGTCGTTGATGGTCCTTGGATGAGAGACTCCTATGGGGTCCCCCTAGACCTTCGGTACCAATGGTACCTGGAAGAGGTAGAGCCTGCCTTAGGCAGAGCCGAACCAGACATCCAGCTCAAGCAATACGGTCTACTTCTGCTAAAAGCGACTTATGTTGCTCAAGCTGAAGGCATACCATTGGACCCGGAGCTTCAGCTCCCATGGCCAATGGAGGAGTCCTACCTAGACTCCTTGGTGCAAGAGAGTTTTAGGTATGGTGGTGACCCACGTCTTACAAATGGTAAGACACTTCTAGAAGTCTTGCATAAACTTCTGGATGAAGGCACCATCACACCATTTTCCTCTTGGTTAGAATCAACCCGTCCTGGACTAGCTGCAAGGCAGTTCAGACGTGCTGAGAGCACCCCTGCGAATGAGCAGGTTAATCCGAACAGAACCACAGGCTCGTCCCGTGGGGAAGAGAGGTAAAACCTCAAATCCGCGAGGTGTGATCACTTTACCTGGGTAGGTAACCCAGTAAGGATGATTCCAGTGTCATTTGCTCCCTGACCGTAAGACCAGAG